TTAGATAATATTTTACTAGCCAGATGTTTTGTGTCTGTGCCACACGAGACCAAGTTGGAACACTATGCACCGCACACGGATCTAAATATTGAACACACAGTTATGATATACTACGTAAATGATTCAGATGGTGACACTATTTTGTTTAATGATCAAGGAGACGTGATGCAAAGAGTTACTCCTAAAAAAGGCAGAGTGTTGGTGTTTGACGGAAGCATATTACATGGTGGTGGTATTCCTAAAAAAGGACCAAGATGCATTGTAAACTATGACTTGAAGGTTATAAAATGAAAATAGGAATAGGTGCTTTAATAACTGCAATAATGGCATTCGTTGCCTGGGTAATAAAAAAATTAAAAAAATGAGTAGAACATTGTTCATAGGAGATAGTCATACAGTTGGTTATCAAACTGTCGCGGGCAAAACAGGCCCAGGAAGTTATTCCTTTTGGAATTCAAACAACTACTGTGAAATATATCAAACACTCACAAACAAACCAGTAGTGATATATGCACAACCAGGTTCAACAAATACTTTGTATACCACTTGGCTTAAAAATATGTTTGAGAAGTTTGATGATATCACAGAAGTTTATATATGTTTGGCTCCATTGAATAGAATGGTGATAAGTTTTGATCCTAAATTAGAAAATGAAGCAGTGCCTGTTAATCATTTTACTTTAGAACATCAAGAAAGCACAGAATTAGTTAGGAAATTTAGTGACCAAGCAATCTCAGGAGAAACTGTTCAAATATTAACAAAGCCAACAGGCAATGATTATCAAAACAGTTTGGGTTTAGAATTTAATCCTGACAAAGGTTTGATTAAACCTGACCTTAGAAAAGACCCTTGGATGAATGTTAAACTGTATAATGAGTGTAACACTATGATAGAGAAAAAAGAATTTTTATTGAACTTGTATGCTTGGGACAATATTTGTGCAGACAACAACGCAAAACTGTATGTGTTTAATTTTAGAAGCAGAGGCGTATGGCCCAGTAAGACAGATTATTTTGGTAAAATGAAAGTTACCAAAAGAGCAGAAAAAAGTGTTGAAGACTATTTGCAAAGCCTAAATATACAAGCAAAAGATTATTTTTTAGAAGATGAAGAACACTTTAACATTGATTATCACACAGCAGTTGCGGAGAAATACATACCATGGCTAAAAAGTTTATAGCATTGTTGGGCGATAGTTTTGCGGCAGAATACAACGCAGATACTCCGGGCTGGGTTGACATATTGGCAGAAGAATATTCTGTGAACAATGTTGCTCAAGCAGGTGTTGGAGAATACAAAATATTACGTCAACTGAAGGATTTGGAAAGTACGAATCCTAATTGGAAGAAATTATATAACTGTGTAATTGTAGCACATACAAGTCCATTCAGAGTACACACATCAAAACATCCTCTTCACAAAAAAGGATTGCATAAAAACTGCGATTTGATTTACAGTGATTTGAAAAATAGGTTTGATTGGTTTAATGAAAGTTTAGCCACTGCCAAAAATTGGTTTGTACATCATTGGGACGATGACTATCAATTAGGCACTTACAAATTGGTAAGAGAAGAAATAAAGAGAATAATAGGTGATGTGCCATATTTGGCAATAGATCATTTTGGTTTGAGTGCCAATATTTCAACAGAAACAAATAAACTTGATTTTAGTGACTTTTGGTTGCTCAATCGAGGCAATGTTAACCACTATACGGTTGAAGCAAATCAAACAGTTGCCAAAGCAGTTATTGACAAAGTGGAACAAATTTGTTAATATAACATAATAAGGAGAAAACTATGAGCAGTAGACAAATGATATATGATGCTCTTGTGGAACACGCAAAAGGTCATATCAAAAAACACGCCGCAAATGTAGAAATCTACATGGAAAAGGCAGTGGGTGTAGGAGAACATCCAGATATATTAGAAGCAATAGAAAAAGAATTACAGGTGATTGCACAATATCATGATCAACTTGAAGTGCTTGAAAAATACATTTCGAGGGGATAATGAGTAAAAGTGAAGAAATAATTGAAAGGCTGAAAGAGGCTGGTGTAAGATATTGGGCAGGAGATAATATTTCCAAAGTCTTAAAAGAAGGCGACAAAGAAGCACTTATCGAAGAAGCCGCAGTTGCTTTTGAAAATGTACTAGATAAACTAGTCATTGATAGACATAATGATCCTAACAGCAAAGGAACTGGCAAACGTCTTGCAAAAATGTATATGAATGAACTAATGGCAGGACGTTATGATCCAATGCCTAATGCAACAGCATTTCCGAATGACAGTGCATCAAGATATGAAGGTATGCTTGTTGTCAGAAGTGAACTTACAAGTATGTGTTCGCATCATCATCAGATTGTTAAAGGAGTTGCATACATTGGTATAATTGCCGCAGACAAACTGATAGGACTTTCTAAATATACACGTATCGCACAATGGTGTGCTGAACGTGGTACATTGCAAGAAGAACTTGCAAATGATATCACACGTGAAATACAAAAGGCAACAGGCGCAGAACACTTAGGTGTTTATGTCCAAGCAACACATGGTTGCGTTGAAAATAGAGGTGTTAAGGCACACAGCAGTCTTACGCAGACAACGGTACTGAAAGGTGCATTTAAAGATGACGCAGGTACTAAAAAAGAATTTATGGACAATATAAAACTGCAACAGGAATTCGCTAGTGGTAAGTAATCTACACAATCAAAGATTAAGATACAGTGAAGCATTTTATTCTGTACAAGGTGAAGGACGTTTTGTAGGTGTGCCTTCGGTGTTCTTACGAACATTTGGTTGTAACTTTAGATGTATGAATTTTGGCATAGACAGACATCCAAATAGAGCAGAAAAGTTAAAACAAGGAATCAAATATAATCCAGAAGTTAAAGAACTTTTAGATAATGGTGTTTTGGATAAGGTTGATAAGTTTGAAGACTTGCCAATTATACATACAGGTTGTGACACTTATGCCAGTATCTATCCAGAATTTAAAAAATATATGATGGACAAAACGATTGACGAAGTGGTGGATCATGTGTTATCATTAACTCCTGAAGGCAAGTGGACAATGTCTAATGGACAAGATGTACATTTTATACTTACTGGAGGTGAGCCTTTGTTGGGATGGCAAAGGTTTTATGTAGAATTATTTGAACATCCTAGAATGAAGGATTTGAAGAATGTCACTTTCGAGACAAATACAACGCAGGTTTTACACAAGGATTTTGAAGACTATCTCCGAAAACAAGATAGATTCGAAGTCACTTGGAGTTGCTCTCCAAAACTTTCCGTATCAGGTGAACCTTGGCACACTGCTATCAAGCCTGAAATTGCTCTTGCTTACAGTAGGATTCCTAACAGTAAAATGTATTTTAAATTTGTGGTCGCTGATGCAACCGATGTTGATGAAGTTACAAGAGCAGTTGCCGAGTACAATAAAGTGGGAGTCGACGTTCCCGTTTATATCATGCCATTGGGAGGCAGATCAGAAGAGTACAAACTCAACACAAAAAACGTTGCCGAGTTGGCAATGGCAAGAGGATGGAGATACACTCCAAGACTACACGTCGACATCTTCGGAAATGCATGGGGAACATAAAGATATGACAGATGAAGAAAAAGACAAACATTTAACGGAGATAAGAAAATGGATATAATCAAAAAAGTAAAAGATGTCTTTGTTAAAAAGACAGAAGACAAGAAGACACCAAGCAAAGATCCTAAACTAGATGCGTTGATGGCTGAAAAAGAAAAAGCAACTAAAGATGGAAAACCTTGGGTGGCTGTACTTAATACACACATCAATAAAGACAATATTAAAAATGGATTCTTTGAACTAGATTGGAACAATGAATTTATTGAACAATTAGTAGACGCTGGATACAAAGGTGAATCTAATGAACAAATTGTTGATGCTTGGTTTAAAACTATTGCAAAACAAGTATTGCAAGACAGCGGACAAGATCCAAGCAGAGGTGCAGGATATATCAATACAAAAAATTTAAGTGACGATAAATCGGAAATTAGTTAAGGAGAAATATGACAGACAATAACGATAGAGACACACACGATCATGACATGACGTATGAAAATGAGTCTACTAGAGACTTATCACCAATGGTGCGTATTTCAATCAAGGAATATGATGAATTGCGTCAACAACAAAAAATGATAACTGATCCGGATTTGATTGCAGTTATTGATAAAATGGATGAATTGTTAAGAGTGTTAAAAAGAAGAATTAACAGATCAGACATATACACTGCAAGATAAAATGTTACAAGTCCACAAAAGTATGCATCCAATGAATGAGTTTGCTCCAGTATGGAACTTGCCATTATGGTTTGACCAATATTCAAGCAAAGATGAACTTGGCATTATGCGACAGTGGATAATAGACAATGAAAAAAGTATTGTAACTGCAAACAAACACAAATCAAAAGACGATGGTGGTACTGGATTAGGTCAAGACAGTCTTACTGCACAATATAATAGTTTTAATTTGTTTAAAGTTACAGAAGGAGTTAGTGCTTTTAAGAATATGTTTAGTTGGTTACAAGAATCTTATAAAAATTTTATGGATGAGTATAAAACACAACCAAGAAAATGTATTATGTTTTGTTGGGCAAATGTAGTGCGAAAAGGACAGCCTATCACTATACACAATCATGGAGCCAAACATTTTTCTTATTTGAGTGGTAATTTACATTTTGAAGATTACGCCACACAGACTGTATATCATAATCCTGTAAATCCAAGAATGGTGTACGAAACAAAGAATGTTGCTGGAGGACTAACAATGTTTCCCAGTTATATATTTCATCAAGCAGATGAACACAAAGTGGACGGTGAAAGAGTCAGTATGGCTTTTGACTTATTTGATACAAATTTTTATGAAGGAGACCGTGCAAACGGATTAGAGTTTAACACATGACACACATTTTAGTTGATACTGCAAATACATTTTTTAGAGCAAGACACGTAATACGTGGAGACTTAAATGAAAAAATAGGTATGGCTTTGCACATTACTTTTAATTCAATACGTAAAGTTTGGAGAGACTTTGATGGCAGTCACGTTGTGTTTTGTTTAGAAGGACGCAGTTGGAGAAAGGATCATTATGCACCTTACAAACGTAATAGATCAGATGCAAGGGCAGTGAGAACAGAAACTGAAGTAGAAGAAGACGAAGTGTTTTGGGAAACATTTGATGCCTTTAGAGACTTTATTAGTGAAAAAACTAATTGCACAGTTTTAAGACATGAAAAATTAGAGGCAGACGATTTAATTGCTGGTTGGATACAAGCACATCCTAACGATAATCATGTGATAGTATCAACAGATGGTGACTTTGCACAATTAATTGCGCCTAATGTAAAACAATTTAATGGAATTCAAGATGTAACAACTACGCATGAAGGTTATTTTGATGACAAAGGTAAACGTGTTATAGATAAAAAAACAAAAGAAGAAAAACCTGCTCCAAATCCACAATGGTTGTTATTTGAAAAATGCATGAGAGGGGACAGTTCCGACAATGTATTTTCAGCATATCCTGGTGTGCGTACAAAAGGCACTAAAAAGAAAGTTGGCTTAATCGAAGCCTTTGCAGATAGAGAATCAAAAGGTTATAATTGGAATAATTTAATGTTACAAAGATGGGTAGATCACGAAGGTGCAGAGCATAGAGTACT